GTATGTGGAGCGGACCCAGTACACGGTAAGGGTGCCCGCCGTAACGGCCTCCTGGAGCCTCCCAGATGGGTCTAATGGGGCATCGGCGGCCCTACTGTCCGCTGGCGTCCCCATCGCCTCCCTAGCCCAAGGGAAGAAAATCGTAGCCGGCGGGAAGAACGTCCGCATCACGACCCAGACCTACAAGCCCGCGTCGGCTTGGATCACGCTCGTCGTCATCGACGACAACCAATAGCCCGTGGTTAAAGTCGAAATCACACCTAAGTCATACGAGGAATTCAAGGATACGCTTTCTGCCCTCGCCACAATGACGAAGGTCGCCGAGAAGGACGTAGCCAAGAAACAGGCCGCCCTAATCTGCGAAGACATGGCTCGGTTTACTCCTCCTTTGGTCAAGGGCGGAGGTGGAGGCCTTTCCAATCTATCCAAGCAAGCAGGGGATGAGGCCGTAGCTGGAGACATTAGGAAAATCTTCGTGGCCGTTGGTGATCGGAACGTGAACAGCCAAAAGGCCATTGTCTTCCAGAACCTTGCTTACGCTGCGCAGACGAACAACCGGGCGTCTTTTGACGCAATTGTCAGTCGTGCAAGTTTGCAGTCGCTTCGCATTTCGCCCGTAATGACGAAAATCCTAAACGACCCGAACCACGACCGGGCATTTTCTAAGGCGAGGAATTACCTCAACCGCGTACAAGTTAAGTCCAACGAGTATGGCTTGTCCTATGCGCAAGACCTAAGGGGCCACCATAATCGAGTAAAAGCCAAGTTTGGTGGACGCATCAAACGAGGCGTAGGCATTGGAGAGCCACGCCTTTTGGTCCAGGATAAGAAGACCTTGACGGATTACATCATGGAAAGGCAGTTGGCCGTAGGCCGTACCAAGTCCGCTTGGCTGCTTGCTTTGCTCAAACTGCCTATGCCATCGGGCAAGAACGGACCAATCAACTTTGGCTATGACCTACGCAAGTCTGGCTATATCGCCAGACACTCTGGTTCCGGTGGGTACGCACGGGTCAACGAAAACTCAAAGGAATACATGATCACCATCGGAAACCTGTTCGGCAACGTAAACAAGATTGCAGACGAGGCGGGAACGATGGCCCTTGCCTTGGGCAACCGCGATCGCCAAATGAAATCGGATATGGAGCAGTACGTCGAAAAGACCATTCGCCGACTCAAAGCCGGGAACCGCTCTTAGGCCTTATCTGAACGGACCCGTACGAATACAGGGTGACGCAGGGAGCCCTTTGGCGTCTTCATCTGGAAGTCCACCTCGGCGACCTTTCCGATGAGCTGAGAACGATTGGCAAGCAGTTCGCGGCGGGTTGCATCGTCCATGCCAGTACCCACGCTGACATTCCTGCGACCGCAGCGCACGATGACGCAACCAGCCATGCCGGCACATTTACCCGAACCCTCAACGACGTCTACGATCTCGCCGTCGGTCGTGTCGGAGTCCTTCACCTTGAGCCAAGCCTTGGAGCGGATGCCGTGGGCGTATAGGGCCGAAGTGTCCTTGACCATAGCACCCTCAAAGCCCTCAGAGATAAAGCGAACAAAGGCCTCTTCTGGGGTGCATGAGACGCTTGGAACCAGCAAGATGGACTCCGCATAGGACTCGGAGAACAAAGCCTCCAGCGTGGCACGGCGGACCTTGTAATCCCCCGCGTAAGAAGGGATGTCAAAAAGCCACAAGCGGGCATCGTCGGCAGGGGCTTCGCAACGAAGGTCTCCGACCGAAGTAAAGAAAGACTTGCCGGATACGGCCTCGGCATCGAGAGACCAAATGCCTTGACGATAGCGCAAGAGATGCAAGACATCGCCAGCAAGGTGGTCCAGGGATGGCATGGGATTTCCGTTGCGGGTCTCAAAAGAAACACAACCTCGGTCGAGGTCAGCCGTTATAATCACGCGAAGCCCATCGACCTTTGGCTCGCAAACATATGAGGTCGGCAATTCGCCGTCATAAAGGCGGGCCAGCATAGCCTTGCCCCTTGGCTTGGCGGTCCGCGGATTGCTAAGGCGTGGGGTTGCCTTCTCAAACATGGCGTAGAAATCTTCCAAGACTTGGCTCATTGGACTAATAAAGCCCTTATAATCCCAACCGTCAACCCCCTTTTCCTTCCAAGTAGGGCAAATATATGGGCACCAAATCCATCCGCCACATCGTAGAGTCCACCCTTGCGACCTACCTCTCGACCCAAACGGGGCTGACCTCGGTCGCCTTCCTCACGGGCGACAGCGCCGTCACCCAGACCCTGCCCAAGGCCGTCGTCCTCTGCGACTCTGCCCGCCCGCCGGCAAGCCTCCAAGAAGGGGAGGGGAACTACGATTGCTCCGTCCGCATCACCCTTTTCTCCAACGCCGACGACACGACCCTCGCCGATCACCGCTCCCGCTGCGCCGCCTTGGTCGGGAATATGCGTGACTTGACCAGCATCAAGGCCGCCTTCGTCTCCGGCGGGGACGCGACCTGTTACGACGTCAGCATCATCTCCGAGGACGAGGGTATCGACGAACGCTCCTGGGCGACCTCCTTCGGCTTCTCTGTCTGGACCTGTCTGGCCCCGTAATTATTCCAAAACGGGCAAAGACAAATGGCCGCCGTATCTACTGGAACCACTTGCCTCTTCGGTGTCAATGGCACCGTCTCAAACCTGTTCGTCCAGTCTTACTCGGTCAATGCGACCTTCAATCTCTCCGGCACGGTCGCCGACGAGACGGGTCTGACCAAGACGGCCCGCTACGACGACCGCAAGACGGAGATCACGGTGGACGGCATCTGCAAGACCTCCTCGATGCCTGTCATCGGTGCGAGTTTCTCCTTCACGATTAACGCCGACACGGCCTACCCTAGCGGCACGGCTTCGACCTCATACGTCGGCACCATCACCGCCATCTCCCAGAAGGGGTCCAACAAGGACTTTACCTCGGTGACCATCACGGCGGTCGACTACGAAGGCGTCACGCCTTAATTGACCCAGCCCCTTAGTGGGGCATCGTTCAGGGCGTGGACCATCGCTTCCTAAACGCCTTTGTCGACCCGGCTCCCTTGAGGATGCTGGGTCGTTCGCTTTATCCGTGGTGCCTAAAGTACCGCGTTCGACTGATGGCCTTCAACTCGCCCCTAATCACGGGCGAGCGTGGCGTCACCCCCGCCGACCTAATCTTCGCCTGCCAAGTATGCGCCGAGGAACCGCTGGGGGAGATTGGCTGGATGGATAAAATCCGCATCTCAGCGCTTAACCATAACCCTGCCAAGTTTGAGGCACTGCTCAACGCCTTCGCCGGCTATATACTAATCCACGATTGGCCCAAGTTTTGGGAGCAGGACAAAAGCAAAAGCGGAGGGGACAGCGGCGTCCCTTGGCCCTTGGCCATCGTCGCCAACCTGATCGCGTCGGGCATCCCAGAAAAGCGGGCTTGGGAAATGCCGGAGTGCCAAGCCATCTGGCTGAACTCGGCCCTGGCAATCCGCAAGGGGGCAGAGGTCAAGATAATGACCCCAGAGGAGGAGGCCTTTATGGCATCGGAAGAGGCCGCGTCTGCTTCCAATCCGGCAAAGGAGAAGACCGACTGACATGGCCCAATCCCTCGAAGTAAACATCAAGACCACCTCGGACGTCCCGCAGGCCACCGACAAGGCCAAGACCGCCGTCAGCGGATTTGGCAAACAGATTGATGACATTCAAAGGAAGTTTAGCACATCCTTTAAGGACATCTTTCTGTCTTTCCTCGGACCGATGGCTCTCGTAACAACGGCCATTGCACTCATTGGCAAGATGATTGCCGACAACCAAAAGAAGAGCGAACAAGCAAACCAAGCAGCCATCGACGGAACAAACGAGCTGATGTCAGCAGAAGACAGGTACTTCGCAAATAAGAGGAACAACGAAAAGAAATCAAAGGAACAGGTCGAAGAGGCTAAGACTGCCAGAGAAGATGTGACCGAGGAGTTCCTACGAACCGACCCAAGAGGTCAGGCAATGCTAAAACAGGAACAAGGCTTGGCTTCCTCATTTAACAAAGGTGCAAATGACCTTCTTAAGGTTGTTACGCTTGGCGGAGATGTTCAGGCATTGGCAGACGCCGCTCGCAGAAAACTTATGTCCCAAGACAAGGCAGTCCAGGACAAGGTGCAGGCCATGATCACCGAAGACGCCAAGAAGAACCCTTTGCCTGAAAACAAAGATAAGACTCCCCCTGCTTCGCAATCCCAATTCAAAGGCCCAGAGGGCTTTTCCAACGTCGTCGGCATGGGCGCAAACCCTGTCATCGAGGCCATGACCGCACAACTGGAAGAAGCCCGCAAGCAGACCGCCCTGCTCGAAACCATCAGCCGAGGCCCCAGCGGCGGCGTCCCGACCGACTTCACCAAGACCACCCAACCTTCACGCGCTGCCTTGCTCAAGGGCGGCAACTAATTTCCCATGGCCATCGTAAACACCGGCGACAATCTTGTCGCACCCATCCTTCAGTCTGGCTGGACCGTCGTCTCGGACGGCTTCGGCCTCAACACCTCGGTAAGCGTCTTCAAGGGCGATACGACCACCGACGTCGACTCCTTCCTCGTCAAGGGAACCGCCCACCCAGACGCGGCCTACTCCTACCTCAAGCTGGACAAGTGGCGCATCAGCTGGGACTCGTTGAATATGTGCACCATCACGGTGGACTACGTCGGCATCGACCCCGCCATCAACGAAGGCGAAAGGACCAACCCGAACACCTCCGCGGCCAACGGCCTGACGAGCGAACCGCTCACCTCGCACCCCGCCTTCTTCAACAATCCTGTGGGCTCTGGCTTCGCCGGCGACATCGCAGGCCCTGGACCTTACACCCAGAGCAGCACGGGCCCGCTCGTTCAATCCAAGGTGGCACCTTTTAAGCCAGAACGCTCCTATATGGGCGTCAACGGCGCTTGCTTTGAGTCTGCGAACGGTGGCCGCTTCATCGGCTTCGTAGACCCCTCCTACCCCAGCCTCTACGGCAAAACGAACTACCTCGCCACGACCACGACTTACTCTGGCGTGATGTATTTCACGGAACAGGCCTCGGTGCTGTCCATCCTTGAATACCTCAACACCGCGACGGCGACGACCGCATGGGGCAGTTTCGACCTCCTGCCTGACTGGGCTCCCGTTGGCACGGCTTCGGGCGTAGGCCACAAGAACCTCCTTTCTCAAATCAACGTGCAAGAGTTCGGTTCCCTCTACAAGGTGAACTACGAGATCCGCTATGCCCAGAACGGCTGGGACGCCTTCGTCTATCGCAACGTTCCATGAGCATTCAACCAGGGGTTGGCTTTAACTTCAAGCACTCGAGCTACGGCACCACGCTCGACATCGAGCAGGGTTGGTCTCCTCCTGTAACCATCACCCCGACAAACTTCGTCCCAGAAGGCGGCGGCGAGGTTGAAATCATTACGGGCACGAACGACGCCATCTTCTCCAGACTCCGCGTCCTCTGCCGGACCGCCGATAACTCCTTCCTCAGTTGCCTCCGCGAGTATAACGTCGTCGGCATGGCAGTCTATCCCACGGGCTCCAAGACCGCCCCCACGACCGCCAACACGGACCTCATCGACGAAGGGGCGACCTTTACCCTCGTCCCGCCCGTCTCCCCTGCCACGACCAAGTCGTATGTCTTCAGCCTAATCCTCAACCATTACAACATCGCCAGCGGCGTCCTCTCTGCCGGCGTGCCTTACGCGGCCTTGATGGAGGTCGGCGGGGATGCCTACACGAAGACGACCCCTTGGCGCAACGAGACCGCCTGCGATCTCCAGACTTGGACCAACGCCTTCCAGATTGCCCCCGTCTCAATCTCCATCCCAGACGCCCCCTACGAGGTGAACGGGAACCTTGAGATTGGACAGGTCAACAAGCTCAAGAACTACAACTGTCAGCGGGTCCGCATCGCCACCATATACTGGAACAGCACGACCAGCGCTTGGGTCGTCACCCAGCACCTTGTTGGCCCAATCACCATCCCTTTTAATATCTTCTACGAGGGGCCCTATCGCTGGGAAAATGACGGCTTCACCCCGCCTTCGTGGTGGACGACCCCCGACTACGAGACCGAGCAAATCGCTTGGGAAGGGTCTTATACCGGCTCGACCAAGTGGTCTGGAGGCACGAACCCGACCCAATCCATCTCCGTCTGACCCCCCTTCCAATCCCAGCAACATTAAGACCCGATGACCTGCTCGACCTCAGTCACCTTCAAACGCGGCACGACCTTCGCGGGGACCGTCACCTATACCCCCGAGACGGGTGGCCCTGCGAACCTACTGACGACCACGGTCACCTCGTCCATCATCGACGCCGCCAATCAGGTCTACCCCTGCACGATCACGATGGCGGTGGACGGCCTTTCCTTCGTGGCCTCCTACAGCCCGACCGCCAACTGGTCGCTGGGCTCGGCCCGCTGGGACATCAAGTTCGCCTACGGCACGACGGTCTTCTATTCGGAGACCATGCGCCTCAACGTCATCGACCAAGTGACGGCCTAACCGATGCCCATCTCCATCTCTTCGCAAGTCCTGGGGACGCTCTCGGTCACGGTGGCGGAGACGACGGGGACGCTTGAGGTCGCCGTCCTTGCGACGGCCCCTGCCGTCCTGTCGGTGGAACTGGGTACGCCCGGCCCTGCGGCGACCATCGCCGTCGGCACGGTGACGGCCCTCGCCCCCGATGCGACCCCCACGGTGGTCAACTCCGGCACCTCCCTCGCGGCGGTGTTCGACTTCGGCTTCCCCTCTGGTTCGACGACCCAAGTCCGTGCCCAAGTCCGCAACGAGACGGGGGCGACCCTCACGAAGGGGACGGTGGTCTACATCAACGGCGGGGCGGGCAACAAGGTCACGGTGACGAAGGCCCTCGCCACGGGGGACGCGACCTCCGCCCAGACCTTCGGGGTGGTCATCTCGGACATCACGAACAACCAGAACGGCTACGTCTGCGTCCTTGGCTTGGTCGAGAACCTCGACACGACCGCCTACAGCGAAGGCCAGCAGCTCTACCTCAGCCCGACGACCGCCGGCGCCTTCACGACCACGAAGCCCTCGGCCCCCGACCATATGGTCTACGTCGCCATCGTGGAGCGGGTACACGCGAACCAAGGGACAATCCTCGTCCGTATCCAGAACGGCTACGAGCTGGAGGAACTGCACAACGTCGCGATCTCCTCGGTGGCCAACGGCGATCTCCTGGTCTACGAAACGGCGACCTCCCTCTGGAAGAACAAGTCGGCCTCGACCCTTGGGCTCGCGACGCAAGCTTGGGTGGACGCTCAAGGTTACCTTCAAGCCGGCGCCTTGACGGGCTACGCCCTTGAGTCTTGGGTGACGAGCCAAGGCTATATCACTTCCGCAGCCCTCTCGCCTTACCTCACCACGGCTACCGCGTCCTCGACCTATCAGACCCTTTCGGGGATGTCGGCCTACTTGACGACGGCCACCGCCGCATCGACCTACCAGCCCATCGGCTCCTACCTCACCGACGCCCCTTCCGACGGCACGACCTACGGACGCAAGGACGGGGCATGGTACGGCGTGACCTCTGGCGGCGGGACTTGGGGTAGCATCACCGGCACGCTCTCCGACCAGACGGATCTTCAGTCGGCCCTCGATGCCAAGTACGACGCGAGCAACCCTTCGTCCTTCATCGACGCAACGGCGCTGACTTCCTACGCCCCCCTCGCTGGCCCTGCTTTCTCTGGCACGGCTACCTTCACGGGGTCGGGCGGTACGGTCAGCATCTCCGACATTGGTCTCGACCTCTCGGCCTCAACGGCTGGCGGTGCTGTCATCGTCGGCACATCGGGCATCACCTTCAGCGACTCGACCATTCAGCAGACGGCCTTTAGCCCAGACCGCGCCATGGCCGACGCCATCGCAAATATCATCTACACGCAGTCCTCTGGCTCAACTGGAGACATCTGCTTCTCCAACGTCCCGCAGTTCATCTCGAACCTTACGACCAACTGGGGCATCGTGGACAGTTCCCTTGTTTACGAAAACTGCACGGGCTTCAGCGGTGCAACCTATAGCCTTTCGGGTTCGGTCGGTTCCGGCCCTTACAAGGTCCGCGTCAACGGCGTAGACTCCTCCTTCACCATCTAATGACCACTAAAGGCACACACCCGACCAATCGCTTCGTCGGCTACGTCGTCGGCAAAAAGGCTTTCATCCAATCCGT